ATGGTCTGACGGCTGGTTCGGTTCGCACGGTCTTGAACCGACCATCGACCTGTACGTTCAGCACGAGGTTGAAGTCCTGCGGGCTGTCCGGCGGGTGCTGAGAGACGAGGGCGTGGTCTTCTGGAATCTGGGGGATAGCTATGCAGGATCGGGATCGCCTGGCGGTGATTACAGGGATGGTAAAGGCGGCGATGAATATCTTAGACCATACAATCGGGGAGGTGTCGACCTCAAGCCCCTTGACAAGTGCGGCGTACCAGAGCGGGTTGCGCTGGCGTTGCAGGCGGATGGCTGGTACTGGCGGGATACGATTGTCTGGGCTAAGGGTGAGAGCTTCAACCCCGACCGATCCGGCAGCGTCATGCCCGAAAGCCAGAAGGGTAAACGCTGGGAACGACACCGGGTTAAGGTGGGGAATAGAGGAAGAGGTAAAGAGGCTTATCGTAAAGAAACTGGACAGCAAGATCACAATCCTGATGGCTCATTCAAACAGGATGCTAAATACCAGGACTGCCCGGGCTGCCCGAAGTGCTCGCCGACCGGCGGGTTTATCTTGCGGCACGGCAACTGGCGCCCGACCAAAGCTTACGAAGTCATACTCATGCTCACCAAGACCAATAAAGCCTGGACAGACGGGGAAGGGGTCAGGGAAGCGCATATAACACCAATTCATTCTAAAAGAACTATCGGCAATAAACATTCAGAAAGACTTAATAATAGGGCTAATAGATCAACTTCGGTAGGTGATCTCAACCCCTCCGGTCGCAACCTGCGCAACGTCTGGGCGATTCCCGGTTGTGATACCAATGTCTGGCGTATCAATCCTGAACCTTGTAAACTGGCGCACTTCGCAACTTTCGCTTCAAAGCTCGTCGCAACCTGCATCAAGATAGCAACTTCGGAAAGAGGCGTATACCCAACCTGCGGTAAACAATGGGCAAGAGTAATGGAAACCTCAGAACGCAAACTTGAACCCCATCGAAAGGTGTTAGGTTTAGGTCCCAAATCGCCTAAATATGGATGTGATATTGAAAAGACCGGATTACATCAAATTAGTGAATCCACCACTCTCGGCTACATGCCCACCTGCGACTGCTACCCGAAGCCAGATGACTGGTCAAAGTGGAAGGAACACTACGACAGTCAATCAAACGTACCAGCAATCGTATTCGACCCGTTCATGGGATCCTGCACTGTTGCCCTGACCGCCCGCCGTTTGGGTCGCAGCTACATCGGCACTGAAATCAGTGAGGAATACGTCGAAATCTGCAACCAACGCCTCAAACAGGAGACAATACTATGATACCTAATTCAACATTCAACATAGAGGATGAAAAATGAAGGAACGAACTATTGTGAAGAACATTTTACGCTATTTAAATAATTTAGAGGAATGTCACGCCCGCAAGATTTTCAGCTCAAATTTTACTGCAAACTTGCCGGATATATTCTGTTGCTTCCGCGGGAGAGCTGTTATCCTCGAAGTCAAACGCCCCGGACAGAAGTTGACGAAATTGCAGGATGTCGAACTGCGCCGCTGGCTCGATGCCGGCGGATCCGCGTCCCGTGTCGATTGTGTCGAAGATGTCAAAGCGATCATCCGTGAAATCACTGAAGATCAAGAGGCAGATGATGATATACTCAGGCTTCATTTAGGTCTAAGTTACGACCTGGGGTACGGTATTATAAAATGAAAACCATAAGCCTTACAGACAAGCTGATCGGCGGCTTCTTTACCCTTGTTCAGCTATTAATCTGGCTCGTCGAAGCCATACGAAAGAGGAAACCGAAACCATGAAACCGACATTATACCAACGATTACAGCAGAAACCAGCGCCGAAGAAGCGTCGGTTAAGATTAATTTGGACGTGCAGTGATTTTGTACACCACGAACATCGTTGAAAATGGTCTGCATGGCTATGCGGAAGATTTCAGTATTATCGAAATAGAATTCTTAGCCATTTTAAGGCGCTCTAAGCGATTTCTCTCTCTATGAGTGTCCTGATTATAGATTTAACGAGAACGTTCAACCTGGACGATTGTAGATAGCCTCACATCGATATTTTAGGGAATATACAAATACCTATCCCCCTGCCACTTGACAGGGGGACTTTTTTGTCGTATATTCAAAGCCATCGTTCATTCACCAGATTAATACCATGCCCGAAGGAAATGGTAACTTCCGCGATAGGATCAAGGAACTCCGACGCGTTAAAGCATCAGAACTCCTTGATAATCCCAAAAACTGGCGCACGCACCCGCAAACGCAATCCCGCGCTCTGAAAAGCATCCTTACCGAAATAGGTTACGCACAAGCACTCGTCGCTCGTGAACTCGACGACGGTCAGTTAGTTCTGATCGACGGTCATCTCCGGAAAGATATGAACCCAAACCAAGACATCCCGGTCATTATCGTTGACCTCGACGAAAATGAAGCCGACATCATGCTCGCTACACTCGACCCCATCGGCGAAATGGCGACTACCGATAATGAAATGATGAGAAAATTGATCGAAAATATAAAAACCGAAGATGCAGAATCACTACAAAAACAACACCCAAACCATGTTAAAATTGTTAAGAAATGGGGGCGATTTCAACATAGTGTAAATTATAAACCATTTAAGATTAATAAATTAAAATTAAAACCCGATATAGTAATTCCTGAAAATAACGATGAATATGGATTGTATATTGAAAACCCTGAACTTATAAAGATTGAACATGGGCAAACAGAAAGCATCGGCAACTAAGGTCAAGCTCACGGAGCGTGAAGTCCAGGCATTGGAACTGCGTAAAGCGGGATATGATCTCAATACGATTGCCAAGCGGTTAGGGTTTCGAGGGCGGTCTGGCGCATACGAGGCGATCAAGCGGGCACTGATGAAGGTCATCACCGAACCGGCGCTTGAGGTCAGGGAGATGGAATTACAGCGCCTGGATCAGATACAGCGGAACTACTGGACGCGGATGCTGAAGGGTGATGCGAATATCATTGACAAGCTGCTGAGGGTCATGGATCGTCGAGCGCGGTTGCTGGGTCTGGACGCTCCGGTCAAGGTAGAACAGACCGGCGACATCACAGTGAAGATTATCGATGACAAGCCGGAAAAACTCTAAACGGTTAAATATCATAGTTTTCAGGTGTGTAATAGTTGTAATAGTTTGAGGATGGTTTTTAAGTATTGAATTATCAAGGTTGTAATATCTTGTAATAATCATCTGAGCCTTAATTACCTTATATACGCGTGCGTGAGTAATATGTAATAGGAAGGAAATGAAAATCACTTTACTCGAAATAGCGAAAATTAGATATTACATATTACAATCCTATTACAACCCTTATCTATTACGGGTTTAAGCTGTAATAGGACAACGTATTTGTAATATTACTCCTATTACAATCATGGTTTCACAATGACTTACGTACTGATCCTTTACTCGTCAGCATTTAGAATGTCGTGAAGGGGTCTCTCATTTCGTCCTTATATAGGGAACTTTTTGTGAAAGGTTGGAATGCCACAAGCATCACAGATATTAACCATTGACTTCAGGGGCTTTCGACGCCGAGTCAACGAGGTTTTCTATCCACTCTTCAGCGATGAACACCGATATTTGAATCTCGTCGGCGGCGCCGGGTCAGGTAAATCCGTGTTCGCGGCGCAGAAGAAAGTCAAGAGGCTAATATCGGAGCCTAGACACAAGATCGGCGTGTTCAGGAAAGTCGCAAAGACATTGCGGAGCAGCTGTTTCGAGGAGGTGCTGAAGGTTATCGGTGAATGGCACTTGCTTCCGTATTTCAAAGTAAATCAAAGCGATATGATAGTCCGGTTTATTCCAAACGGGAATCGGATTGTGTTCGTCGGGTTGGATGATCCTGAAAAACTGAAGTCGATTGCACACCTGACCGATATATGGATCGAAGAGGCGACGGAACTGTTGCCGGCAGATTTCACGCAGGTCGATCTACGATTACGCGGTGAGACGAAGCACTATAAGCAGATCATATTGACATACAATCCGATCAGTCATCTTCATTGGCTGAAGCCGAAGTTCTTCGATGTGATGCCGGAAAGTGATAATGGTCGGTATAGATCAAACGGCAAGGCGCTGACGCTGCATACGACGTACAAGGATAATCGTTTTCTGGATGCTGAATATGCTGAGGTACTGGATGCGCTGATCGGGAATGCCCGGCAGGTATACAAATTCGGTGAGTGGGGCAAGCTGGAAGGCTTGATCTATGACCAGCCGGTGTTTGATATATATCCGGAGGAGTTTGATGAGACAATCTATGGTCTGGATTTTGGATATAATAATCCGATGGCTTTATTGCGAATTGACTTGAGGGACAACGAGGCTTATATCACAGAGAAATTCTATGCGACAGGACGTACGACAAGCGATCTGATTGAACTACTTCCGGGCCTGGGTGTCAATATGTCTGATCCGATTTATGCTGATTCGGCGGAGCCGGACCGGATTGAAGAGCTCAGGCGCGCAGGATATAATGTGTATCCGATGTCAAAAGGTGCCGGTTCGGTGCAGGCAGGGATTGATTTCATACAGTCGCTTCAGGTGCATTCACGTCCTGAGAACATAAATTACAATGCTGAAAAGGGTTTATATCAATGGCGGGTCGATAAGGATGGTCGATTAATGGATGAGCCGAAGAAAGAGAATGACCATGCGATGGATGCAGAGCGTGGTGCTTTGTGGACGCATCTTAGTAAACGGGTGGAGTCATTTATACAATGAGTATCAAATCTTGGTTTGCTGATATATTTACACCGAAGGCGTTAGGAACGTCGCAGGTCGGGATAGTAGGTACTGGATCGCTTTACCCGCAATATCCGCCGTCGGATTACACTGATATGGCGGCAGGCGGGTACGGCAAGAATGAGGTTGTTTATGCCTGTATCGCAGCAATAGTATCTTCATTCGCGGAGGCGCCGCTTCGGGTTTACAGCGATAAGGATGATTCCGAAATTCCGTTACATCCACTTCGGCAGTTAATTCAAAATCCAAGTCCATTTCACAGCGAATATGAGTTATGGGAGATGGGGCTGATATATCTACTGTTAGATGGTGATTTGTTCTTTGAGAAAGTCCGGTCTGCGTCGAACAAGGTAGTTCAGTTATTGCCGATGCGTCCTGATCGGACGCACATTGTACCGTCGAAAGAGGAGTTTATAGCGGGTTATCAATATGAAATCAA